CCAAGCGTTTCGCGACTTCTTTATGGTGGAGCATAGCGGGATCGAACCGCTGACCTCTACACTGCCAGTGAAAATAATTCAGATTGTGAATCCGAGCCAATCTCAAAAACCCTTGATAATCAAGGGTTTTTCACGTTCGTATCCGTTCATATCTGAGTGAAATTTTGCGATTCCAAGTGAAGCCCGTCCCCATTTCGTCCCCAGGAGTACCTCCCCTGATATACGTATAATAAAGAGTGATTTTTGTTGTTTGTTTAGGTAAGATTAGATCATATAGAGATTGATAGAAAAATTCGAAAATATTTTATGTTATAAAATAGAACATTGGAGAGATTTATTTGAGTAACCGAACACATGTTACTAAAGCATTTAAGTCGCTAGATGAACAGATCGCATTGTTAAAGCAGAGAAAACTAATTATTAGGAACGAAGAAAAAGCTAAACTACATTTAATAGAGAAAAATTATTTTGATTTAATAAATGGATTTGAGACATTGTTGTTAATAGATTCTAAAGCTGTTAACAAAGAGTACAAAGAGAAATATTTCGAGGATTTTCTACTATTGTACGATTTCGATAAGAGATTAAATATAGAGATTTTGAAAATATTGGACAGATTTGAACTTCGATTAAAAACTTCTATGGCATATAGATTTTGTGAAAAATATTTCTTAACAGCTGCTGATTCCTCATGTTACATTGATATTAATAATTATACCGATCCACGTTCAAATCATTTAAGTTTACCTAGGGATGTAGCATATAATATTTCAAAGCACAAAATATTTAATACAAATATCCAGTTCAACGGTAATACTTATGCTAATTATATTGAATTTTGTAAAGCGAAATATTCTTACATATCTACTTATGATTACCCGCCGTTCTGGGTAACAATTAAAGTTCTTGAGTTTGGCGCTCTTTTTAAGTTGCTCTTGGGATTTGAAAAAAGTGTTTTTGAAAAAGTCATTGAAGATATGGGAATGAAATACATAGATAAACAAAAGTTTATAAACTCAATACGAATTTTCATTGAATTAAGAAATACTTGTGCACATTTTCAACTCGTTAATAGGTTTCGCACTCCAAATAACTTAAGAATTGATGCAGGAATGATAAATGATTTAGGTTTGAGAACAAAAACTAATACTGCTGGTGTTTCAACTTACTATGAACTAAAATTATATGATACTTTGTTAGTGCTTTCTCAATTCGAAAGTTTAAAGGACATAAGGAAATTAGTTAATGATTTTTATTTTAAACGTTGTATTTCAAGACGTGAAAAAAATATACTGATTAAGATATTCGAAAGAATGGGCCGAAAAAATATTTCAGACTGGTCTAAAGTAGGGATTAAATAGATTATTATCACTTTACTAATTTTAGAATGTGTGATATTCTCTATACATATAATAATCGTGCGTGACGGCGAGTTATCCGAGACAAAGGTTAACTGTTTAGTCAAGAAAAAGAGATGCCTTCAAAGCATCTCTTTTTCTTGCTTATTTCGATTTAAGACTGGGGACATTATTCTTAATCCGAGCTGCCTCTTTTTCTCTACCCTTTGACATCGACAATGCGGTCCATATCGATCCACTGAACGTCAGTGTCATTTACCAGCTTGATTCGCCGCCCCTGTTGATCAATCCATTTGACCACGCCCCACATAGTACAGGTGGATCCAAGATCGCCTTTCATATGACTCCACCAGGAAACTGTAATAGCGTAATCCTCCCTCGCAGAATCACGGATCATATAGTGGAAAGACTCGAGCTCGTCTTGTTCTAGGGTCGGCTGCGGAATCAGCTTCTCGTCTTCCTTCATTTGCAAATAAAGCGCCCGTTGCTCTGGTAGCACCCACCTACTCGCGCCAAATATGTTCTCTACCTTGCTCGCCACGTTACTGGCCCCTTTCTTTCCCATGCTTCAAGAATAACGATCTTGTCAGGATCTGATCGCTGCCACTCGATATAATCATCTTTCGCAAGAACTTCAAGCACTGTCATAATACCGCCCCTATTACGCCCGGTCTTGACGCACAATTCATCTACCGACGGCGTGCGGCGGCGGCCGGCAGAGTAATTCCCGATGACACGTAACACTTTCCGTTCGATATCAGACAGCACAGCTGCTCACCACCGGCGCAACAGCGAGAATGTTGTCGATGACAAAGGCCCTTGGTGCCTTACGTGTGAGGCAATATGCTTTCAGGCGATCTCCTGTAACCTCCAGCGGTCGCAAGGTTCGCATTGTTGTCTGGCCATCCCGGTCCAAATAGATGATCCGAATATGTTGCTGATGCTCTATGACGCGTTGCAGTTCCTTTACCACGTAGTTCGCCTCCAAATAAGAACATTTGTTCCTATATTATATGCGAACAACATGCGAACATGCAAATAAAAAACGCCCTTAAAGGGCGGTAATAAATCTTAATTTGCGTTAGTGTCATTAGTTTTGATGAGTCTTAATGGAACAATGTTATCTACTTCATTAAAAAATCCTTTTTCAATATTAAACAATTCTTGAATTTCATCAGAAGGTAAACATAAGTTATCCACAATTTCCTCTGGGGTTAGCACCCTATGTTCAACAAGCATTTTAATTGAACGTTTTATGATTGTTGGTTGTTCTCTCTCTAGGTAATCATCTAATGGCTCTTTTTTGTTCATTTTCCTAGCCGACATTTGTTTTCTTAAATATAGAACCTGGTTATCTGTTAGTATACCTAGTTCGGAGCACCTATATATCATTGCTTGTATTGAAACTTTCCACCTTCTCTTCAGATCTATAAAGTGTTCTAAAGAAGACGACATTACTTCATTTCCAAACGTACTCCTCGGCAACAAAAATGCTCCAGCAAAAAGGTTTGCTTCACGTTCAATTTTTTTTAATAAAACCTCATCCAACTCTTCCTTAGGTATCCATGTATGCAAAATCATATGACCTAATTCATGGGCTGCATTAAAACGTGCCCTTGCTGCTGATTTTTTATTATCACCAAGAATAATAAATGGACGGTCTCTCATCTCGGAAAAAGCATCTAATTTTTCATCTATAGATTGACTATTCCCCATGACAATTCCATTTCTTTCCATCAACAAAATTACATTGCTAATTGGACCTTCACCTATACCCCAGTGCCTCCTAACGAGGGAAGCAATATCCTCAATATCATCTTCAGAAGGATTTTGTAATATGTCCTCGGATATTTTGGGTAGATTCAAAGACGGGAATTCCAAGTAGTTACTCAGGTAGTTATATGTCCACTCCAAAAAGTCAGAGCGTACACTTTGCATACCTCTTGCTTTCTGAGTTGCTGATTTCAAAGAGCGAAAAAAGGTAACTGGCTCGTGTTTTGAACTTTTAATTGGAGCCATAAAAAACGAAGCAGGAAATTTAAGTACTTGAATTAGCTTGGATAATGTATCAGCGCTAGGAACACTCTTTCCGTTTTCGTACTGAGAGATGGCTTGCTTAGTCACCCCTATCAATCCGGACAAATCAGTTACCGAAAGACCTCTCGCTAGACGTGCCATCTTAAGTTGTTCTGGTTTTGGGTTTGAAAAGCCCGAAATGTTAGGTTTGAAATGCCTAGCCATTTCCTAGCACTCCTTTTCTAATTTCTTCTTTTAGATACGGCAATGATTCTTCAATCTCTTCAATATCTGGTTTAAAAATTTCGAACGGTTCTTTATGCAATGGTAATTGATCAACCCACTTGTTAGCACCAGGTACAGGGGCGCCAAGATAAACAAATTCTGGATGATTATGATTCAAAGGCGTTCCGTGAGTCATGATGAAATAATATGGCTCACCCATGTTTGGGTCACCAAAATGCTCGTCGAACATTGTCAATTGATCGTTATTCATGCTTCTCGCCATTCTGAAAGAAGAAGTACGTGGTACTTCTCTAGGGCGTTTCACTTGACTAATAGTCATTATAGCGTTTGAAGTAACCAATTCAAGTCTTCGGTGACCGTTCCTTGGGTTACGAACATCGTTGCAAGTTATTGGCAGCTTATTGATAGACACAGTCTCGCGTAATGCAAATGCAACACTGATATTACGCAATCTAGCGTACACATTCATGCCAACGAAGTCCTGTAAGAACGCATGATCGTTTATCAACATATTATGTAATGCATAACCCTTTTTTACAGCTGGAACAAAATATTTGCGAACTTCAAAAGGAAACTCTTTCCTCACTACTTCATGGAACGCTTTGATCATCCTTATCCCATCCCTTGCCAAAGTGATTGACGAGTACCATGTCAACTATTTTACTTTTTTTATTGGAATTGTCAAGTGAACAGGTTAATTATCTTTCGTTTTCTATGTTTCACAAAACAAAAAAAACCCTCCCGGAACGCAACGGGGATGGCCGAGAAACCTGAAGAAGTACGCATACAACTAGGTTATTCCCATTGATCAAAAAGCTCTTTAAATAAATCGCTGGCCATCCGTACCGAATATCTCCCGGACCCGCCCATATATCCTTACTGATATGTCTGGGAATAGGAATGCCACTTTGCCGTGGTACGCGTCTAACAAATAAGGCACGCCAATATCATTAAGCTGACGGCGGATATTTGCTGCTTCTTCCCAGGTCACAGTAAAGTAGAACGATGGAAACATAGAGTGACAACTCCTTTCGTTTCCCAAAGCATACTTGACCCCATTGGGACAAAAAAAGCCCTCCCCCGGCTGACCGGAAGGAGGGCTTTGCTATTACCGAGGAATACCGGCTGCATCACGCAGAGAGTTGGCAGCATGATGAGCCGCCGCTTGGACACTCTTGTCAGCACTGGCCGTCCATAGGGCGCCAAGAAGAGCGATCACCTTTTCGGCAGCTGCTTTGTCTACGGCACCGTTCTCAGATTTGTTCGCTTGTTCCATCTTATCCTTCACCTTCTCTAAAAAGCCTTCCCAGCCACCAGGACGCCCCCTGATGATTCGGGGGCAGTTTTTGTCGCTCCATTTGTTATGCTGGACAACTGCATCAATTCCAAGCTTGTACGTCTTGAGAAGAAAGGCGGCCAACTCAGCCGCCCTCTCTTCTGCCTTGGCACGATCTCCGTCTGCATTTTCACAGATCTCAATTCCTATGCTTGAGGAGTTTCCAGACCCGTTACCGTCCCCTGCATGCCAGGCAACCTCGCTGAGAGGCAAGTGCTGGATAACGTTTGTGTCGTCTACCGTAAAGTGCCAGGAGGCGGGACGGCTGGCTGCACTATCGCCTTTAACGTACTTCGCATGGGCCAAGGCGTCAGCTCCGGGATTGGCGTTACCTGTGTCGTGGATTGTGATATATTTGGTCCCGATGAGCTGCTTACCTGGTCGATTAGCACGTCCAGCGGGGATAAAATCCTGGATAATGTTCATTGCCCTTCACCTCGCTTTTCCGTGGTCTGTTTCCACAATTGATGCCCCCAACTGGCGACTGCTGCAGCCAGGATACCCTGAATTGCCGATTGTACATCGAATGCACCTAAGACACCCCAGGAGAAAGCAATACCGCATCCTGTCAGTATCCAGGGAATGAGCCAGTCTGGAACACCTGGCGTTTTCTTCATGAGCATTCCAATAGCTAACAAGGCTACAGCAACAATCAAAACCTGATCCATTAAAAACTGCCCAGCCAAAGTCAACAAGTCTGTTTCGTTCATTTAGTTCATCCCCTTCCACATAAGTGCAATGGCTCCGGCAATTACCGCGCCGACCACGGTTCGCCAGAGCCATTTTTGATTGTCGGCAACTTCATTTAGCCGATGATGAGCAGATTTCCCGTACTGTAAAGCCTCGTTTGCAGTTTCTTTCGCCTCTTCAGCGGTAACTCGTACATCCGTCATCGTGTCGATTTTCGTCTCGACCCGAACTACTCGTTCACGGATATCGCTTAAAACACGGCTCATTTCCATGTCAGGCATGGTTATCGATCCTCCCTCTTCATGGGACAAATATAAAAAGCACCCTTGATTAAGAGTGCTTTAATACGTTAGAAGTTAATTTTTTACTGATTGCGGAAAAAAACTGAGTTATCAATTTCATCTCGGATTTCGTAATAGGTCCCTTCGGGAATCGGAGCCGCCCACCCTAAAAGCTCAAGGACATACCCCGGTAATCCCAAATACAGAGCAACAGCCAACATAATGAAGAAACATCCACCTATTACCTCACGTCTTGTTCGGCCACATCCTTTCGGGTAACCACCGAGATAGTCTTTGATTTTTTGCTTCATTCGCCCTATCCCACCTATCAAGCCTTATTTGCTTGCATGGTAACATTTGGATGATACAGAGTCAATTTGTTCTCTTGACCTTTTGTGCAATTTCCAGTGTTTTCGACTGAATCTCTCGCAATTTAAGCCGTTTTTGCTCCGCACTCATTTCTTGGTCAGCTTGTACCTTCCGAGCCAGCTTGCGAAGTTCGCTAATTTTGTCCGCTGCTCTGTTGTATCGTTTTCGTAACGATTCATCAAAGTCTTCGTTTTTAACTCCTGTCTGCATGTAGACCGCGCGAGCCTGATCCAGCTTTTCTTTTTTCTCGTAAAAATCTTGGGTGATTTCGTTACTATAAACGGGGTCAGCTGTTACTTTTTTCTTGAGCGCTTCCCAAAGCCTCTGTCCCCCGTTTTCTCCTCCTGTGGTTTGCTGCATGAGTGGCTGGGCCAACTCAGCGGCACCGCCCAGGTATTGTCTCATCAGATAGTCCAATTTCTTGGGAGAGGAACCGGTTGCTTGGCCCAAACTTTTGGCCAAACTGGTTGTCTGTTCGTCGTATTGCAGCTCAGGAGGCAAATTCTGAAGAGTCCCCGGAACAATGGGAGCATCTAAGAAATTTCGATTCGCTGCGACATCCACAGCAGGAGCTGCAATGGTATCCGATACTACACCAGTCATCACTCCGGGAATTCCGTCTTTGATGACATCTTTTGTTACACCCTGCACCCCTGGGGGTAAAAAAGCGTTAATAACCTGTTTCGAGAACGACTTCCAAGCCTCTGGGTCTTCTTCGGCGAATTGCCGTAGCATTCGTTCCGGAATGTCACTAAACACTGTTGCTAGCTCACGGGGTTTAGCAATTTTCCAGAACGTCCCGTCGCCCTTCGGGATTAACCAGTTGTCGTCTTTAACGGAATTACTCAACTGCTGGTATGCAGGATCATCGCGGTTTAGAGCGTATAAGACGACAGTAGGCACAGTAAGTGACAGAATGGATTTCAAAACAGCTTGTGCTGGATCATCTTTGAAAGTGCGGGCGATTTTATCCAACCCTTGCATAGCTGCATTGAAGTATGGGAACCACTTGTCGATTTCCTTGGCAACTGAACCCCTCCGCCTAAAGTTCACGGATACCTCCTGGGCTTCATATAAAGCCTTCATGATCGCTTCTTCGCCCTTATATTTGGAGATGCGTTTAAACTCAGCAAGACGAGGGGCATTTTCCATCGCGTTAATCATATCCCAAAAGCCATCCCATATTTTAAGAACTGGCTTTTTTAACGGGCCTGCAGCGCGCCCAATTACCCGCCCTGCGGAGGTTGATTCATTTCCTGCGGTTTGGGGCAGGAGTTGCCTTTTAGTGCGCGCAAGCTGGTTAATATCCGAGGAAACTGGCCCTGTATAACCACCACCCACATTTTTGTATCTCTGATACATTTCCCCATTTTTCGAGATATCAAAAAATGCACCAACTATGTCACGCATGAACGTCACAGGATTTTTTGCTGTTTTTGACTGCACATAAGACTGCACAACATCACGAGGCAGATTTCGAGCAATGGCAAATACCGGATTAGCTCCTGTGGTAAAGGTCTTGAACATCCTGGTCAAAGCACCAACTTTATCTGACAACCATTGCTTTCCTTCTGGGCCAAGAGACGTAAGTGCGTCAAGCAGCATCCCGTCGTTGATCTTTACATGAACAGGCTGGCCATCCACCATAGCCCGGACAATGTTATCGTGATCTAGCCGTTGTTTTTGCATGGACTTGTCAAAATCGTCAGTAAACCGGCTTAACAAATCATCCAAAGCATCTGGGTCAGTCAAATCCAGTTTGGTAGCATCCGTGACTTTTTTCGGAGGCTCCACAATCTCCGCCCATCCTTTTAAATCATCAGGTGCTTGCTTGAGATTACGGACAACCGTCTGCATTGCCTCGTTTCGCTTGGCAGCTTTTACAAAGCCATCCACGTTCTCGATTATGGACTCTATCGGGCTGACAATGGGGCGCTGAGAACCTGTCTCCGAGTATTCTTTCACAGGCGCTTTCTGGTTCGCAAATCCTTTCTTAATACCAGTTCCCGCCCCGCCACGCTTCTCCAACTCCGTAAATTGCCGCTTGTTTGGAACATAGAAGGGATTAGCTTCAAACCAGCTTTCAGCTACTTTTTTATCAATCAACCCAGTATCTACGAGCCATTTATTCACGACTTCCCTTTGGAATTGATAAAGCTCGTCAGCCATCTGTGCAAACTCAGGATATTCTGCTTCCAATTGTTTGATCTTTTCCGTTCCTACCTCCGGCGTCCACTCAAGATCATTCCGGTACACTTTTTCGCCGCGCTCAAAACGGGTGATCGCGTGTTTATTGATCAAATAGTCTTCAAATCTTTGAAGTTTCCCTTTTGGCAAAGGTTGCAGGATTTCTCGCAATGATTTACCGACTGGATTGCCGGCATGATCCACCAGCTTATCAGTCAAAATCTGACGCGCCACCATGTCGCTACCTCTGCTATTAAGGGCCTGCATGTATGCTTTATCTCCGGGGTTTAACGGGCGTCCTAGGACGTCCTCCACGCTGTTTTCAAATCGCTTCAAGCCGCGCAAATCGTCCACGAACTTCATATATAGGTTTTCCAGCTGCTCATTCAATGGCATCTGAACTTTATTCGCACGGGTGACAATCTGAGACGCTGTATCCGCTTTTGACGCTTCGTAAGGTTTTGGTTTGGCGAACGGCATGAAGCCCATTTGCTGACCGCCTGTAAGTCGTTCACCAATATCGCTTATGGGCTCCGTAATGCGTGATATCAAGGAGGGAGTCTGTCCACTGGCCACTGCATCGATTGCTTCCTCTCCAGGCATTAATCTCGATTCCTCTGCTACCTCTTGTGCTGGCTTCTTTAATCGCTCAAGAAGCGATCCAATTCCTTTACCAATGGGCTCTGCAACAGCACCGATCCCGCCACCCAGTCCAGTACCCAAGGCGATATTACCCAAGCGCTGCCCTACTGTTTCGTCCTGGCCTGTGAAGTCGTGATGGTAATCGGCAAATTCCTCGCCAATCCCAGATATTAAACCCTCTGCAGCCCCACCTCCCGCGCGCTGGACAATACGCGGCAAAGCAGGAGCTGCCTGGGCTATTTTTTGCTCGACTGCACGGCCAACCCCAGCCGTCCCAGATGATCGGCCAAAGCCAACGTACCCGCCAATGGTGCCCACTATGTCTGCTGTCTTATCTAAACCATCCGAACCCGTTGAGATTGGCTGGTACGGATTGTCTGGCGTACTCTGCAGCGCATGTGAGGCCCCAATCGTGGCAATGTTGCCCCCGACGTCTATCGCCCTGGAAAGGGCCTTTGTAGCCGTTGGATCGCTTTCTTCAGCGAATCCTATACGGCCTAAGGTAGCGTCCCCGAGCAATGCCAATCCGCGAAGGAAAGTATTTTCGGGAAGTGGGGCGCCGCCTCTCGTGGTACCTCTTTGCAAGGCTCGTTGTTCTTCCTCACCAATCAGCGGGATACCCGAAAAGGAAGAAGGTTGCTGAACAGGTTGTGGGGCTGGGGCGCGAAGAGCGGCCAATCGTTCGCGTTGAATCTCTTCTTCACGGATACGACGCCGCTCCTCTTCCTTCTTCAATAAGTTGTTATGCGCCTCTTGAAAAGCATCTCCAAAAATCCCCATACTCACCTCTCCTTAAAATGCATATTCCTCTTCAAGCCGTTGCTTTGCTTCTCTTTCCACTTGTTTCGCGTAATCAAGAGCGTCCTTTTTTGTCCGCATCTGACCATTTGTAGCAGCGTTGTAGAGAGCGTCCACTGCAGCATCAAGGTCGTAACCCTGCGCTACTAAGTTTTGGATAAACGCTGGATTGCTGAAAAGCTCCTGCTCCATCCTTGCTGCACCTTGGAAGGTTCCTGCCTGTTTCGCCTCTTCGACATACTGTTTGAAATCAGCAAGTGCATCCGCATAGGTTTGTTGTTTGCTTACTTTTGGTGTTGATGGCTGGCTGGCTTTCGTCTGAGCTACACGTAGTTTTGAAAGGTCAAGGCTGTGCGCTCTGTCCGATTCAAACTTGGATCGTTCGAATTGTTCACGGCGTAGGGCATTTTCTATCTCTGCCTGCTGCTGGCGGAAAGCATGCTCCTGGGAAAACTGTTGCCCACGTTGGTTCATTTCCTGCGCACCAAGCGTTGGGTTATACATCTGCCCTGCAGCTCGGTAGAAGTCATCCAAACTTGCACTTGAACCGATGCCAGACGTATCAAGTCCTTGCATAGCCAGTTGATTACGGATCGTGTCTGCTTGCGACTTCAGACCAGCATAGTAGTCGGATGACTGTCCAGCGGCAGAGCCTTGTTGCTTGAGGGCGGCGAGCTGATTGAGCAGATTTGAAACATCCTGCGAGCGGTATCGTCCAGTTAGTTGGCCCTCCTGCAAGCCAAACTGCCGCTGTGCCATTTGATTGGCGAATTCCTGTTGGCGTTGCGCTGCTTCCCATTCCACAAGCCTGCGCTCATTTTCAAATTGCAGCTGATCTTGTTGAGCCTGAAACGCACGGTCTGCCTTTTCATTGGAGATAATCTGTTGGTTGACGCCAGTTTGGTATTGCATCTTGGGAAGGAGCATCACACGGCCACGCCCTTTATCGTCGCGATAATATTGATCAACAGAGGGGTCATTGTCGATGTCTCCACTGCGGTTACGGCTACTGCTTGTACCCGATTTCCCGGAAACGTAACGCTCAGCCAGACCCAGGACCGGATCGTCTTTTTCGTAGTAATTCATTTCCCCAATTGATCCGTAGCCCTTTTTTGCTGCCAGTGCGCGCTTTCTTTCAACCTCTCCCATTGCCGCTGAACCGTTGCCAGCAGCGTATCGATCATCGGATTCTTTCTCCGACAGCTTACGGCCACCTACATAATGTCCAGACTCCCCAAAAAAGGTAAGGTCCCTGGATATTTCGTATGGATCCTTGTTTCTGTCTTTCTCCTTAGGCGGGCTCTTTGCAGATTCTTTCTTCGACCTCTCGACAAATCGATCCCATTCCTCTTTTGCACTTGCCACAGTTTTCTCCTCCTTTCTAACCCCACGGTTTGAGCAGATATTCTTCTTGCAACTTTGAAATATCAATACCGGCCCTTGCCATGGCTTCTAGTTGACGAAGGACATATTCTCGATTGAATTGCTCCTGTTGCTGCTTGAACTGCTGTTCGCGGTAAGCTCGGTCAGCTGCGCTTTGTTCTTTCTGCCAATCGAATTGACGGTTCCGGAAATCCAGATCGGAGTCCCCTTGCTGCTTTTGCCAATCGAACTGTTTATTACGAAGATCCAAGTCTGAAAGCCCCATTTGCTTTCGCCAATCAAATTCCGCTGCCCCCAGACCGATCTGATTCTGCGCCAGATATTCACGTAGAGCCACATCACGTAGCGCTTGCTGTCGGCTAAAATCTTGATCGATTAACGCTTGCGCCATCTGTGCTTCCTGTGTCGCTCTTTGTGCCGCTAACCCGGATCCTTGCTGCATTGCCGCAATGTTCACTTTGTTTTGTAGATCCGCGGCCAGACCGCTTCTGCCCAAACCACGCGAGGCAGCAAGATCACCGGCCTGCTGCTCATTCACGGCACGCTGGCGCTGTATCTCTTGTAGCGCATGCTGATACATCGGGTCCAATTGCCCTGCAGCTTGCTTTCGCGCGTCGTCATATGACATTTGCTTGTATTGTGGTAGGTTAAGAGGCGTGGGCGTGTAGGTCGGCGCTACAGGTTGGGGCGTCGGTGTCGGTGTCGGTGTCGGCGTTGGTGTCGGCGTTGGTGTCGGCGTTGGTGCTGGCGTTGGGGTAGGTGTTGGAGACGGCGTTGTCGGTTTTGGTGTTGAAGGTGCTGGCGTCGTCGGCGCAGGAGTTGATGGCTGCTTTGGTGCCAACGGGCTATTAATGCTGGTCAAATAGGCATTATAGGCGTCTACTGCCTTTTTGTTGGATGACTCAACAAACATCCCTCCACTACCAGAACCTCTTATGAAATCCGAATTGTACTGTGAATTCTGATTAATGAAGTCAGAAAATCCTAACTGATCTCTGCTTCCTGTCCACTTTGTTGTAGCCATGTTTTCATCCCACCCCCAGGATGTCGTCGCGTTCTTCTTTTGTAAGCACGTCTTTTTGATAGGCCAATTCTATTTCAGGTGCAGAACGTAATTTACGATCATAGAGATATTTCCAAATGTAGTGATTGGGACTCATGCCTCCTTACCTCCTATCTGCATCTCGCTGATAACCAGTGCTAACTGGTCGATCATGTTCTGTTGATCTTGCAGTTTAAGCTGCGCGTCAGATAGAGCCAGCATGAGTAAGTCCTCATGTGTCGGAGTTGAAGGGGTGTTCCCTACCAACTCCCATTCTGCAATCTCCTCTGCGGTCATGTTATCTTGAACAGACTTACCCGTTGAACAGTCGTATGTGGTCTTTATCATGCTGGACCCCCCTACTTATAACCGTATAATAATAATCTTGAACCGGGCGCATATTCAGATGAAGTGTTTAAAGTAAGAGATGTTATTGCATCAGTGGAGCCATAAATTCCCCCTTTTAACCGCGCTTCTCCTGAAGATCCAATTTTCATTTTTATTAGTTGGGAGACAAGGACTGTCTTCGCCTTATCTGTACTTGAGTAACTACCTATAAAAATATCCGTCATTGAAAACCAGTTAGGTTCTGCTTGCGCTCCAGGCGTTGGCGACAAGCTAAAAAACGTATCAGCAGTAGTAGCTCCAACTTGGTAGTACACGTTAGATCTATCCTCGTTTAATCTGAGAATATGGGATGCTTCACCACTGATACCCGTATAGGTACTTCGTGTGACAGCAATAGCCCTTAAATGCTCAAATGTCTGCGGTAAATTGGATATGGTCACAGATGCACCCGTCAATAAGACGTCCGCAATTTTCACTACATCGCCTAAAGATAAAGCTGGATCTAATTTGTCAGCTGTAATGGCTCGGTCTGCCACTTTATCGGTTGTGACAGCCGCTGAAGCGATTTTGCTTGCTGTGACTGCCCTATTTGCGATTTTTGCCGTTGTGACTGAGCCGTCTGGGTGGTCTAAAGTACCTGCTAAGCGATGCTGATTTAATGATAAGTCTGACGCGGATAAGGACGGGTCTAATTTGTCGGCGGTAATCGCTCCGTTTGCCACTTTATCAGTTGTGATCGCACCGGTAGCAATCTTTGTCGATGTAATAGCGCTGTTTGCAATCTTTGCCGTCACCACAGCTCCATCAGCAATTTTTGCAGCGCTCACAGCACCATCCGAAATCTTCTCAGGAGTAACGCTGCTCGTAGCCAACTTATTCGATGTGACTGCATTATTTGCGAGCTTTGCAGTGGTGACCGATCCGTCTGGGTGGTCAAGTACAGGCGCACCCTTATGGTTGTTGATCACTTTTTCGTTGTCGTTAATACCCTTTACAACATTATTAAATTCTGCGTTTGCCTCTGCTGATTTGATCGTTGTGCCGGGCTTGAAATTGGTAATCCTTACTACCGTCATGGTGTCACCTACTTTGGCTTTTTAAGTTTGAAATAGAAGACAATTTGGAAGAGAGTAAAAGGCTCGTTCAGTTTGTCGCTACTGATTTCGACTTGAAAGTATTCACCCTTTTGTTTGAAACGGTGTGTCGTTTTTACCACGTCAATGAAGTCCCATTGCACTTCATCCCAGTCTCCTTGATCCCAAACCCCAGATATGTCTGTGCTCACATCTTTAGCGGTTAGCTCCACATAATCAACAAACAGCCTGATGTTGTAGGTGGATGTCTCTGACTCGTATTGTTTAGCGATCGTCCACATTTTCTTGAGCTTTTTTCTTTGAACGGGAAAGCCAAAGTCAAAATTCCGAGTTCGCATTAAGAAACGGATTGGTTCCCCATCATCGTTGTAGTGTCCTTCCCTAAACACCATGAGCTTACCGTTTGGTGAGGAGAAGTACAGATTGCGATCACGGACAAGAAATGATAGTGCTGCGATATTCGTCCACTTAAGCCAACAGCCCGAAAGTGTATCAAAAACAAGAGTCGTGCCATCGCTGAAAGAAAGAAAATATTTATTATCAAAGAAGATTCCCGACGCTCTAAATTTGTTGGTGTATGCTGTTTGCTCCATAATCTTTTTTACGTTTTGACTGATCACGCGCGCCGACACATACTCTTCTTCCGTCGAAAACAACTCATACACATGGTTATCATCAGATAAATAGAAGATGCTGTTATTTACTACGGTTACACTTCTAGCTGACAGACACCCATTTGGTACATTAATTTTCTTTAGGTTGTAGCTATTAACGCTGGTTCCGTCGCCTTCTAACAACCAGATCGTTCTCTTACAGAAAATCACAAGATCGCCGCGAAAAACTTCTAATTTTACAATGGTGTCATCCCCGTCAGATGGTATGTCAATAAAATATGCGGCCGGCCAATAATCGTAGACAGCAAGGCCAAGCTTGGGGTCACGGTGACAGAATGATAGTCGATTACCGATATCAGGGTGAGCTGCCGCAAAAAAACGATCTTTTTTCAATGCTATCGTTCGAAATTCTGTAAGATTTCCCAGGTCATTTAAACCAATATTTTGTTGTTCATCTGGCGTTGGTTCGTAAGGCACAACTGGCTTAACCAATGCCGATTTATAATCAAAAATTTTCAGCTCCCCATAATCAGCCAATAAACAGACAGGATTCAAATCCCTATTTTTATATCCGGCCATCTGCACGTCACTCGAACTTAACTCTGATATTCTAGAAAAGGGGATCTCCCTAACCTCACCTACGGCAGTGTCATAGAGCTTTCTGTCGCTTCCAGCCAGTAAAAAAACAGAGAATACATCATTAAAAAAGAATTGGTATAAATCGGTGAATCGCTCATTTGGGTCTGGGTGTATGGCTTCCTCTTCGTATCCGCTTCTTTTGGCTATACTACCGCCTGTAATAATCGCATTTTCTACATCTGCCAGTTGGTTATTTGCCAGCGCATACGGTTCGTCTTTTACATTTAACCCGCCTGAAAAATCTTGTAATGCAAATGGAGGCATGTATCGACTCATTACCACATCACCTTTTCAATCGTTCGCCCTTTCCGGCGCTTCCTCATCATATAACTGGCATACTCGGCCTTTCTTTGCTGGTACCGTGTCATAGAGTCCGGACGGTCGTCGTAATCTTCCTCCGCAAACTGGATTTGACCCAATGCGTATAGGATCAGCAGGTCATGGAATGGCTCATCAATCTCAGGTACCGCGTTCGTGTCTGCAGTCGATAACCGGGCGAGTTTTCGGTAATAGTACAGGTCAATGGTGCCTGTTGATGGTCCTTGTTGTAGGGAAAGCGTACCTCCCCATACCTTAAAACCTCTGCTCGTAAAGTTGTCCTGCGGTAGACAATCATACAGCTCTTGCCCCACTACAACGTAAGCAAAATCATGATAGTTTTCCGGGAGCATGTAAGCATTGTCAGGTGTGATCTCAAAAGAAACCTTGGCTTCTTTCTTTGCGATCGACGTAAGGTCATCCAGTGCACGGTTTGCCCAATCAACAATGTCCCCCGCATCTGGCTCTTCCTCGATATCACGCCTTACCTGTCTGATGATGTCAGCTAAATCCATGGTTCACCCCTCCCTGCACGTACTTACGATAACCATCTACCCGGCCATACAAAGCGAGATTACGGGTTGCCTCCAGTGACTCCTTGGCGAAATATTCCGCTGCGTCTGCTGTCTGGCGGTCAAGCTCGCGCTGCAAGGCTGCGTTATTACGGTCTACCTCTTCACTGGCAGAGAACCCGTTTGCAGTATGGATTTTCTTGATATGTTCCGCGACTCGGGCATCTAGGGTTTCAAATCCGGCTTGAGGGATTTTCATGATCGCGTAATCCATGAGTCCGTCCATGATCAGCCACTCCCCGGTGCCTGGGTTGTATAGGATATATAGGTCTTTGTCGTACTCCTGCAGACGCTCCTCGATGTGGTAAACATCGTTCAGAAATGTACGTTGGAATCCCTTTCTCATGAAATACCTCCATACAAAAGAAAAGGGAGGGTGATTTTCACCCCCTCCCCGCTTTTCGTATTATTTGCTGTATCCGGCTGCTGGTGTGATGTCGGCTAGCTCATAAAATGCGTTACGGGCGTGGCATACCATTGTCTCGTACATGTATGCGGTAGCCTCGTATGCTGCTTTGTTCGGCACCCGGCTGAACATGCTGCCATCTTCCTCCATGAACTGCAAATCAGCCATGCGGTAGATGTTGAGGTCGTCGTAGTTACCAGCCCAAATCCGGTTGTTCGGCATATAGCGGTCCACCAAAAACGGCATGCTGTCCCACTCAAGCGCTTCCCAACCACCTTCCAGTTTCATCGGGTTAACAAAGCGTTTGTTTGTGGTGAGCAATGACTCATATGCAGCTCGAACAGCATGGGAAGCAAGCAAAAATTCCACTTGTTTGCCGCTTATAACTTCTGTCTCGTCTGCTGCCATTCGGAGCAATTCTTGCGAAATAGGTCGATTTGTGCCGCCATTCCCGAAGATGTTAGACATCCACCACGTGTATTCCTCTGGCGAAAGTCCCTGTAGTGCGCTGGTAGCAGAGATGATGCCTCCCAACCCCATCGGGTCGAGGTTATACGAACCGTGCGTAACAATGAAGTCAGTATCGGTAGTGGTGACTGCATCCCCACTAATCGTGATCGAAGACTCCGTGCGGTTGATACCTGTGATTTCGCGCTTGGATGCAGCGACTGTTTTACCACTAATGATATCAATACGTTGGCCTACAAATACGTTTTTGGTAGTGTCAAGGGTAATTTTATTGCTGCTAGTGACAGCCCCTGTCGTGGCCAGCTTTCCGGTACCATCACCGAAGAAGGTTCGCGCCCGGTAGTTTTTCATGTCGGTCGTCAGACCCTTTACCTCTGCTTCAATCGCTCGAAGGTAAGATGTCTCGTTACGCTTGGACGATTCGATGGTTTCCACAGTCAGCTCCAGGCGGCCAGCCACCATTTTGGCAACACCTTCCGACGCTTTGTAACCTTGGTTGCCTGCGGTTGGCAATGTTCCGTTTTCAGAAATCGCGCCGACCCCGGAGTTACGTCCAAAGTGGTGTGGCACATAGAATTTTTTACCGTCACCGGTGATTTTTTGCACTTTCTTCTCCAACTGGGCAACGATCGGGTTCGCGTTGTTGATTTGCTCTCGAACCTTTGGCAAATAATCAATTTTCAGGATATCTGCGATTGTGGTGAGTGTAGCTCCCATGTTTCATTCTCCTTTATTGTTCGTTTAATGAACGTAGACGGGCTAATGCTCGCTCCCTCGCCTCTTCCCACGTCCTGGCTGGTTGCTCTGCGATCAACCCCGGAGCACTACCAGAGCCCTCTACTTTTGTCGCTCTCTTACTTTCCAGGTACTTCTTGATTGCGTCTTCTTCGGCAGTCGCCAACCTCTGCTCCAACTGATCTGCTCGCAATGCTTTGTAAGCAGCGTCAAAGTTGGTAATGCCAGTCTGCACCATGAAATCAATCATGGCCTCTGCTGGCACATCCTCTTTTCCCTGCATGTACTGATCAAGGTCACGATAGAACGTGCTCACCGCTTGTTGGCTTTGCCATTGACGCTCTAGCTCATCCGCTTTTTGAGCGCGGCGCTCCAGTTCATTCAGTCGCTGCATTACTTCTACAGGTACCTGGTGCTGCTCGGCCTGTGCTTGCAATAGCTCCTGCTCCAGCGTCTGCTGCAAGGTGTCGATGTCTTGGTGTCCGCTGTATTTAAGCATTTGGTCAGCCAGTGAGCGGTAACGCTCGTAGTCTCGAAGCCTTTCCGCCTGCTCAGCTTCCCACTTTGCGCGTTCTTCTGCTAATTTCGCTTGGGTGCGCTCCGATAATCGCTTGGCGAACGCTTTTGACTGCTCAATGCCGTCATCAGACGGCGTTTCCTCAGGGGCCAGGCTCTCTTCTGCCTGTGGAGGCGCGACCTCTCCACTTTCAACGCTTTCGGCAGACTCCTGACCGTCAACAAATGGCTCTTCACCCTCAGAAAAATACTGCAAATCGACTGGAAAACGGAAACTTGAACAAATTTTCATGCAAAGACCTCCTGTGTGTGGGCGAATCACACCTTCAACGCCCCGAATTTTGTGTTTGGGGATAGTAACTCTCATCCTATCCCCGACCATTCAACGCTTTCATGGCATCAACGCCCAATTTGCCCATTTGCAGCTGCATGTTGTCGTTGTGCTTCTTCATATCCATTTGCTGTCGTTCGATTTGCTGCTGCTCATTCATCTGCCTGACAGCAATTTCTTGCTCCTGTTGGGCTTGTTGCTGAGCTGCTTGTTGTTCCATATCCTGCTGCTGGGCTGCTTGCTGCTCTCTCATTGGAGCCTCCAAGATGTTGATATGCTCCCGGACATGCTCGTCCACAAAACGCTGAATATTCGGCGGCAAATCCTCGTAAGCATTGGATTTACGGAAAGTATTATGTTCCTCTATGTGAACGACGTGATCATAGAAATCACGCACGATAGGTAAGCCCTGCGGTAACTTCGGAGGCTGCAAGCCTGCTTGAGCCGGATCAAGTCCCTCCGCCTGGTATTGCTGCACAATTGAGTTGTACTGATCCAATTGCGCATAGTACTGAGCCAGCATTTGTTCAATCGCTGGATCCTCTGCCATCTGCTGAAAAATGCGATTCTCCGACCGTGCCTTGTTTTCATCCAGGAGGCGCTGCTCGAATAGTTCCTGTGAGTCACCCATGCCCATGAGCCGTAAAAATCTCCTGTGGTCTGGCTGGCCGTTGTCATCAACAATCGCACCAGCACCCCACATCGTCATAATGCGATCCTGTTGGGCTGCTCTCATCTCTGGCAGGGACGAGCCTTGCACGATGTCAATGTCCTCGCCGCCGCTCAGATCCGATCCGGTAAAGGCCACCAACTCAATTTCATTGTCAGATCCAAGGATCCGCCCCATGCGCTCCTCTGTGTAATGCTTTTTCATCAGTTCCAGCACACGTCTGAGCGCCTTTTTCATGCCTCGCTCGTAGTTTTGCGCGGAGACGGCCAACTTCTCGTTCTCCTGTTCAACCATCAGCTCCAGACCGCCCAGCGTGTCCAATCCGGCAGGCAGCCTGCCTTGTGTAATTTCACGGGCACCAGACATATCGTCAATGTCTCGGAGCGAGTATTCGATCACACGGTCGTAAAAACTGGGTAGGTCTGGCGGGCTAATACGCTCGGGTTTTCCTCCCTGAGGGCTGTAGTGGATAACGGTACTGATTTCGTTGGTCAATTCGTCCTCATCTACATTTGAACCGTGCGGCAGGGCCCAAATAGAATTACCCATGCGTTTTGCATGGGTAGTCATCATGGTGCGAAGGATATTGATTTGTTTTTGCACCGGCAACATGTCCCGGATGAACGCGTCATATTTCACGCTGCCAGGAATCGGGATGTCTCCAAAAATAAAAAACGGGATTGGCCCCGCCTTTTCCTCAATGTCCAGGAGCGTGTTGCCTGCGATCGTAACCTTCAGCCCATGTGGATGCTTCTTGCACGGAGCTACCCACATTTCATCGACCATGGCCATGTTTTGCATTTTACGCTGCTTGTTCGTTCCCAGTCCCGATGATGTACCGATGTCGTATGTCTGGATGTACTCTACATTTTCGTCCGCTGTTACTTCCTTACCGTACACGTCCTTGATGTAATCCACGTCCCGTGGTTTACGCTCGACAATCCATCGGATTTCATCGTCCGTCGTGGCGCTTGGGTCAATATAGAGTGTGAGAGGATCGCAGACTCTTGCCTTCACCTCACCCGTATACAGCGGATCCATACCCTCCTCATGCCCCGGTTCGCCTTCCTTCGGCGTGATGTCCTGTCCGGCCATTGGGTCGAAATAGACTTTCAGCGCACACCAGCCCTTAACACTGTTGTTCAGGAAGATGTCGCGTGTTTTACGGTCCATTTCCTCCTCTTCCCACCAGTAGTCCAAGAACTTTTCGGCTGCTGCAGCAATCTCGATGCGCTCCTGGTCATTGGAATCAGGCACCACGTCAAACTTGATCCGGTTTTTTGTCTGCTTCGCCAGCTTCGCCATCACACGAGGCTTGATGACGTTATAGGTAATGCGCTCCTGGCCATCCTCATTCGGCGCGGGCATTACCCTCTTCTCCGTTGGCTGCCAGTAAATCCACTGATTGCCTCGGTAGTAGTTGACCTGCACCATGATCTGGCGAACGCTCTCCCAGTCCTCAGCCTGTCGCACACGATCCTGGACGAGAGACACCCAATCTGATTCCTTTCTACGCTCGTCCTTGCGTGCCACAGTCACGCCTCCTTACGCTTTCGCAAAATGATGTCATAGCCGTCTACCGTGATTTCCTTGACCGTAAAATTTAAAAACGAGAAGGTACTCGGGATAATGTTCTGCTGGGCTATTTTGCGCACATGGTCAGCAAAGTCAGACTCATCTTTGCCTACGCCAAAGTACGTATAGCCGTTTTGCTCTGCTTGATAGAGATTCATGATTCAATTACCTCCCAATCTTCAGCGAGAATATCACTTGTAGAAGGAACCCAATGGGCAAAATCATCTTGTGCCGTTTTCAACATGAAGTAAGGCCTGAAGCTGCAAACTGTACCTTCTGGAATGCCTGTGGCTTCCGATGTATTCTTGTTAATTGGAATACCGTCTGGGTATGCCTTTTGGTAAAACGCAAACATTCCTTTACCGTTCCAGCCTTTGCGGGCTACCTTTTTGCCAGACTTCATCGCCTCTAATGCTTGTCCGAAATTCATAAAAACCCCTCCTATTCCAAATGAAATGTTTGCTTTGGCTGCTCCCCTTTTTCCACTTTCGCCATGCGGATCTCAGCCAGTTTGAACTCGTTGAAAGATTGCGCCTGGATGCGGTCAAGGAGCTGCTTACGTTCCTCGTACCACTCTATACGTTCTTTCGCCAGTTGCAGCTCTTGCTTTGTCACCATCTCCATAGCTGCTTCGTACATTTTTCGCCAGCTCCTGTCGCTATGGTGAAGGATAAACCCGAACAAGAGGACGACTGCAATTACTCCCATCATGAATATCAAAGCTTCCATGTCTGTCATTCCATTCTCACTCCTTTTCGTTTATTACTCTTCTTCACATGCTTCCAGAACCTCTCTTCCGGCGTAGCTGGGTGCTGCTCCCCTTTAGGCAATTGCCCGCGATGGTAGATCAACAGGTTTAGCGCCTGCGACATAGCGTCTACCTGGTCTGCATATGCCCCCTGCGGGAAGCTGGCGCACTCTTCTACAAAGTCATGCACCCATGCAGCTCCTCGAGGTAGGAACGTGTTGCCTGACTCAATCCAGGGTGATACGGCCTGCACACGGGCCTCCTTACCTCCTGTACCGCTGTCAGCCTTAACCGGGATAAAACCGCCTATCTCCAAGTTGAGGACGTTAATAATAGCCGATCCGTTCGCCTTATCCTCTACGTACTTGGCACCGGCTCGCGGGTACTTCGCGCACACGTTGCGGATCGTCTGTAAAGCGGTCACGAAATTCATGCGGGCAGTGACGTTATCAATCTTGTAAATGTTCGGACCAGTCTTGCCCCATACCTGAATAGAGCACTTGGCGCTATCCTTCGTGTCCTTGAAGCTGGCATCTACGGATATAATCATGTCCGCGATCTCCGGCAGCACATCGTAGTACCGCCACCAATCGCGTTTGAGCATGTTCCCCTCTTGGGCAGTAGGCCTGCCCTGGTACAAGCTGTTAAACGACTGAGGATGCCCTTTGCGTTCGGCTATGAAGTCTTTGCCAAAATTCTCAGGCCAGAGCGGTTCACCTATTTCCCTATTTAGCGGATTGCCCTCATCGTTGATATGCTTCTCGTCACACTCAAGCGGGAGATTCACCACGTCCCAGTCAAGAACCTCCCCATACTCTTCGTTAAGCAGCCGGCCCACCAGATCATCCTCATGCCAGCGGGTCATGATGATAATGACTATGGCGTCTGGGCCGTTGAGACGGGAGGATGCCGAATCTACCCACTCTTCCCATAGCTTTTTTCGGTATGCTTCTGAATTAGCTTCCTCGCGGTTCTTAATTGGGTCATCAATGATCATTAGGTCGGCCCCTAAACCCGTTAAGCCTGCCTGCATACCTCGACTGTTCATGCCGCCCCGCCTACCCTCGATATCCCAGTCAGTCGCAGAAGCAGACTCACTGCTAATCTCGATACCAAACAGATCGTTGCCATATAGGCTAATCTTTTCCCGGTTCTTCTTCCCGAAACGAACTGCGAAATCGCTACCATAAGAAGCAACGACTACCCGTTCGTCGGGAAACTTACCCAAAAAGTAGCTTGGTAAAGTCTCAGTCAGGTGCAAGGATTTTCCATGGCGGGGAGGAACGGAAAGAACCATATATTGTCGGCGCTTTGGCTCCAGACCAGCCTGCATGCGCTCTTTGCGCTCAATCATGGCGTTTACCTTGTTGCAGATGTACTCCCCATGCCGTGTATAAACAAAAATATGACCATGCGTATAGGCCACATAGTCATAATAATTACGGCGGGCGAGTTCTTGTTTTGCTTGTTTCGCTATCTCTTGTAGTTGTTCTTCGGATAGCTTCATTCACAACAAAACCCCCTCAAAATTGGGTCCCGATAATAGGTATTATGTTAACTACAACTCGATCCCCCAAATTCGGGCGTTTTTGCCCGTTTTTGGAGTTTATCACTTCGGAAGTAAGTCGAAATTTACCCGAAACGTCCACCTCACGCGGACAAATGCGGAAAAACAGCCAAGATGCACGATCTCGCTCTAGCTCCGTTTTACTCCGTTTTTCATATCAGCTTTCTTTGCTTGCGAGCTTGCGGAGTTCTTCTATCGACAGTCCTGACAGATCGACCGTGTTGGTCATTGTGCCAGTGACGTTCTGATCAATTTCTTGTTTATCTCGCCACTTGGCAGGCTGCCTGTTTTTCAACCAGAAAATGGCTGCTGTAGTATCAGGCGCATAGTGTTTGGTGACTTCCATGGTGTCTGTAATCTCGCCTTGAAAGGTGGCTGTAATGATTTCTGGATGCTCATACCCGATAGCCCGGTGGTACAATTTCGTAGCCACGACGGCATCGGCTGCAAGTTTGCCCTTTTTTAAGGACTCAAGAAATGCAGGATAAGCCTTCTTCCACGAGTTGATCGTTTGCTCGGACACGTTAAAAAAGTCTGCAATCTCCTTGTCGGTCGCGCCAAGCAAGCAAAGCTTATATGCCTGCCCAGCGTATTCGTCTTTATACTTGCTCGGTCTTCCGGCCATGTTCCCACCTCCTAAAATGGATAAAAAGGATAGAGCCACCCAAAAATTGGGCGGCCCATTCATACCAAGATACAATTTGTTTACGCTATCATCGTAACACGTTTTTTGCAACTGCGTGGTGCCTTCTTGGTGCCTTCTTTGCCCTTCTGCTGATCTTCTTGATCCAGTCATAGGAGTAACCCAGATCAGCTGCAATCTCAGCCAGCGTCTTCCCTTCCACGTCACGCATATAGGAGACTTTATGTTCCAGCCCGTCCAATTCGTTCAGTCGCTTCTCGATGGCCTTCCTCGTTTTTTCTTTCGATTCGAGAATCGTGCTGTACGTCTCAACCTGGTCGCATATCTTCTCCATGCGCTCCAGACAGATATCCAAAGGAGTCGACAATTTCCTTGAGGAACTGAAACATGCACGATACCAGAACTCATATTCCCACTCCAGATCGCTGATGCGCATTTCAAAGATATCGATCTCTCTGCAAAGATCTTGATAGGACTGGATGATCCCCATGCTGTTCACCCTCTCCTGCTGATGAAATTCCCAAACGCTTGGGATTATTCGGTTTTCAATTTATCAATCCGCGCTTTCAAAGCATTCAACAGCTTATCCTGGGTAGTTGCCTTTGACTCAAGCGCCTCCATGACATCTTCATCAGCTCCACCTTGCACCACAAGATGGTGCAGGATGACCTTTTGCTTTTGGCCTTGCCGGTGCAAACGTTTGTTGGCTTGTTGGTAAAGTTCCAGGCTCCACGGTAATCCGTACCACACGATATGGTTACCTCCATCTTGCATGTTAAGGCCGTATGCTGTGCTTGCTGGATGGGCCAGACCAACGTCTATCTTCCTGGCATTCCAATCATCTAGGTCTTGTGGCGTTCTAATTTCGCGTACTTGTAATCCCGACTTGCCCAGCGCTTTTTTGATCCGAGTTAGGTCGTGCTGGTAGCTGTAAAACGTCAACGCGGGTTTGCCGTTTAGTTGCTCAATCAGTTCCGTAAACGCCTCCAGCTTATTGTCGTGGATCTCATGGACATTTCGGTCCTCGTCGTACAACGCCCCATTGCATAACTGCAACAGCTTGCCAGTCAATACAGCGGCGCTTGTAGCCGTTATCTCGGTATCCTCGATTTGCAGAAGCAGTTCCTTTTCCATCTGGTCGTATAACTTTTGCGCCTTGTCATCAAGAACGACAGGAATGACGTTCGTGATCGCGTCTGGCAGTTCCAGGTAATCTTCCGCCTTCATGCTGATGCAGATGTCAGCTATCTTCTGCTGGATCGCGTCGTCCGCCCCTGGCTTTGCAGTGTAGCCAAACCCGTTATAGTTTCGCTCGAAATACCTTGCGCGGTATTGCGTGATGTTTTTTCCAAGCCGTTGCCCTTGGTCAAGCAGGAAGATCTGCGCCCAAAGGTCAAGCAATCCGTTCGGTGCAGGAGTCCCGGTTAAGCCTACGATTCGTTTGATATGGGGCCGAACCCAGGTCAGAACTTTAAAACGTTTCGCCTGATGATTTTTAAAGCTGCTCAGTTCGTCGACTACAACCATGTCAAATGGCCAGGCATTGCGGTAATGCTCAACCAACCATGCAACGTTATCACGGTTAATCACGTATACATCAGCCGGTGTGTTCAGCGCTCGGATCCGTTTAGTTGTTGATCCAAGCACTGGCACAACTCGAAGCAGCTTCAAATGATCCCACTTCTCGGTCTCCTTGCTCCAAGTTGCCTCCGCGACTTTTTTCGGGGCAATCACAAGCACTTTCCCGACTGCAAAGCGGTTATACTTCAAGTCGTTCACTGCAGTAAGGGTGATGACTGTTTTTCCAAGACCCATGTCCAAAAACAGCCCCAGAGCCTCGTCGGTCAGCACGCGGTTGATGCAGTATCGCTGGTAGGCGTGCGGGACGTATTTCGTTCTGGGCTTGGCTACGGCTACTGTTCCCGCCATAGCTGCACCCCTTTCTGCGCTTGCATCTGCTGGAGAAGCTTGTCGACACCGTCCTTACTATCGACCACCACTACCTGCTGGCCAAGGCGTGCGATAAACTCCTGCTGGTTGACCTGCAAGGCCGTCGGCTTTTTGCCTGGCGCTTTCAGCTCGACAAAGGCGAGGCGGCCACCTGGTAACATGACAATCCGGTCCGGTACACCGTTATTTCCTGGACTGGTCCACTTGTAGGCCCGACCACCTGCTGCTTTCACCTGTTCACGGAGATACTTTTCTATATCTCGCTCTCGCATGTTCATTCCTCCGATCAATTTCGTAACATTGGGGAAATTCCGGGTTGTAAACTTTGGCGTCATATTCTCTTTATATTTATTACATTAGGCGCGTTAGGCGGGACAGGCATACGCCAATACCCTCTAATCTCTCTATTTTTAATTTATATAGATTTTAAAGTTTACAAGGTTTACAGATAGTAAGAATCCCTTTGCTGGCGCTGGCTTGGGCTGTAAACTTTCTCGTAAACTTTCTGAAATTCGAAGGTTTACCTGGTTTACGGAGAAAGTTTACAAAATCGGGTAAGTTTACAGAGAAAGTTTACAGTTTTACAAAGCCTTTCTGGATCCCATATGGACCAAATCGTGCCGTACTGTTGTGCCTTTTCCATCCTGGAATCATAGCCAAAATTCCATTGATCTCCAGCGCATCAGAACGCTTCATGTACTTCAGATCCCCGCCCAGGCACTCGCACCATACCTCTGCAGCACATATCCGATCGCGCTCCACGGTCTCACCCTCCGTGCGCCGGAACTCGCCCGACCAATAGAGTCGCCTCTCTGCCAACGAACGTTTTTCCCAGCCTATCGGCACCTGGCGTTCCACAAACTCACGGATCACACCTTCTTTCGCGCTGCTCTCCCGGTGGATCTCCTGCTGCTCCTTTGCTTCTGCTTCAGCTTGTCCCGTCAAATACAGCGGCTCTCCCATCTGCCAGTAAATGAATGCCTCCGCATAAATTTGCGGGACCTCTTCCTCCAGCTGGTTGAAAACACTTTTCGTCGGAATCTGAACCCCGACATCTACGGGCCAAAAGCGCCGATTCCCGGTCCTGTCTTTCAGAAACTCGCTGTCGTTGGTCGTCCCCCAAAACACGCAACGTCGGGGAAAAGCCTTTGTCCGACGCCCAAACGGCTCCCGATAGATATCCTCTGTCCGGCTGAGAAACTGCTTCACGGCGTTGGCTTCTGACTTCGACATGCCCGTCAGCTCACCGATTTCATTGATCCAGATACCCTGGAGCATTTCGGATGCTTCCTTGCCTTCAAACGTCTGCAGGCTGTCCGAGTACCAACGTCTGCCCAGGAGGCGGAGAAACGTGCTCTTTCCAAGGCCCTGCGGCCCCGCTAATATCGGCATTTGGTCGTACTTGCACCCTGGACTCAATGCACGGGCGACGGCGGCCACTACAGCCTTCCGCGAAACTGCTCTCACGTATGTAGAATCTGCGGCGCCCAAATAGTCCGTCAGTAGAGTATCCAAGCGCTTCACGCCGTCCCATTTTAGCGAAGTCAACCAGTCCTGTACCTCATTAAAAGTGTGCCTGTGGGCGCAGAGGGCTACCGCGTCAAAGATTCGCTCTTTACCTGAGATTCCGTAGGACCGCTCCAAATAGTGCCGCAACCCGGCGTCATCAACGTCAGTCCAGCCCCTCTGTTCGGTACTGCTACTCCAAGGCAGAGCCCCGAGCACGACTCCCCTGTTGGCGAATTCATCGAATGCTAACTTCCCCTTTAACAGAGGATCATGCTCGAGTATGATCAGCACGTTGTCCGTCGTTTTCGCAGGCATTCCTGTCGTCGTGCTGACCTGCAACTTGCTAATCCAGTTGGCCGTTTCCTCTTCACCTACCGGCAGGTTGCCGAAGTCCTGGATCGCCTTTTCATAGCGTTCCTGATTCAGCAAAGTCGCCACACCCGCATCCTGCAGGGCGAAACCACACATAGCTGTGAAGGACGGCAACCGGTTAGTCGGCGTGCCAGGCGTTGCATCATCGTCCAGATCTCCGAACTTGTGCAGCCGGACCAGATCAAACGCGTTGACCAGTCGCCCGCCTACAGGGTCTGTTGCGTGATGGCTGAATAAAAATGCTCCGTTGTCGTAGATGATTGCCCCGCCAGTCGTGCTACCCCCTACAAAGGTAAAGCGGCCAGTCCCGTCATCTGTCGGAACATATACCCCCGGCAGGAATGACTCCATCGCTTGGTACACGTCGTACTGACGGCAGAACGCCCCAACGATCCCCTGCTTTGTGGTCGGGTCCCCTTGCTTTGCAGCCAGCCGGACATGCGCTTGTTGGGCTCCTGGCACCTGCGGCCACTCTGCTACATTGCGCCAGTCGGTGTAGGTTGCTAGCAGACCGTCAACATCCAGAAAAGGCTTGTCCGCGTGCTGAGAAATAAATTGGCTATCCGCGCTGCAGCTCGGCCAGTACATGAGTCGTGAAGCCTCAAATGTCGACGGGTCGCACAGCTCTATCCCGATAATCGCCGCCAGCTTACGGGCCAGTGGCTCGTATTCGTCTGCTGTTGCCGTTCTATTAAGAGGCACGAGTGCCCTAAGACGTGGCTTGGCTTCCTCATGCTTACGCGTGCTGTAAACTGCGTATCCGCAACCAAGCCCGTCCAGGCGACGCAAGACGTCTGCTGTGCCCCCGGCAGGGATATTGTCCAGGTCAAGCGTGATAACGTCCCTGCCGATAACAGCGTTTGCCTTACGTCGGTTGCCTGCCAACGTACCTGCCACAAAACCACCGACGTCTTTGAGGTCGTCCTGTTTGCCTTTCGGAAGCTGCAGGTATTCGGCGAGCGTTTCGGTGCCGCGAACCGCAACTCGCAGTCGCTCCACCAGCTCTGACCAGTAGATTTTTTGCGCCGGCCAGTGCGTCGCCTTGCGGCTGCCAGCGGAGGATATGGTAAGTTGTCGGTCGTAAATCATGGCAGCCATCCTTTCATCGAGTGAAGAATAGAATCTTTGAATTTAGTCTTTTTCATTTATTCAGAGCATGCGATACTGAATAGTAGAGGTGATAACATTTGAACGTAAATAAAATCGTAATGTCATTAGGAATGGGCTACTTTTTATTAGCGATGTTGAGAAGCGACCTTGATTTGGGGTCGGAATATATTCTTGGCCTATCCATTTCAGCATTTCTATTTGTTTTTAATGAATTTGTTACATTTGGAAAATCAAATATTCAGATGTTAGAACACAAAAAATTGAAGTTCTTCAGCGATGCACTCTTATTTTTCGCCGTAATGTCAATTATTGTGCTACCTCACTTTCCTATTTGGAAAAAAATTGACCCTATTACACTAAGTGAATGGAACGACTCTTTTACTTTGGTAGCCTTTGGATTTACACTGATTCTTATCAGTTACAAATCATCGGAAGAACAGACTTTAATTTTTCAACAAGCTACCGAACAGTTGAATCAGAATAGAGATTCATTATTGGAAAGCGCAGCACGTATTGACCTTTTACTGGAAAAAAATGAACTTCTAAAGATGGAAAACGAAGAACTTAAGCAAAAGATAGCTATTCTCGAGACAAAAAAAGAACGTGCATAATTTACTAATCACCGAAGGATACGAGACGAAAGGTAATTACTATGCTGCAATTTGCAGATTGATTAAATTTTTCTGTCAAGGTAAATCAACTTTTACTGTACTCTTTTCACTCCTTTAACGTAGATTACCGGCCGTATAAAATTTCACGTCGTTCGATCTCCTTCAGTCGTTTATGCAAAGACTCAATCGACTGCAAAAGCATCTCTTTCTCCGATTTAGTGGTCACAGGCGCTGACATATCGTATTCGGTCAGTAAAATCAATTCTTCTCGACTTGGAGCGGGCAGCTGGGCCACGCGTACTGACTGCATACGAATCGACTGCTCGATAATGTTTCGGATCGTCCTAGCATTACCGAATCCGGGCTTCCGCTTCTCCTCCCAGAGCTTCGCCGCCAGGACATCCACATAGGACTTCGACATTTTGTATTCTCTTTCGGCACACAGGAAGGCAGCGATCTGAACAAGGTCCGAAACCTCATAGTCTGGGAAATGAATCGTTGTAGGGAATCGGGAACGTAGTCCAGGGTTTTCATCGAGGAATTCGTCCATGTTTTCAGGGTAGCCAGCCGCAATAACGACAATTTCGTCGCGCATGTCCTCCATGAGTTGAACGATAGCAGCGATCACTTTATCCCCTGTCATGTGCGATGACTCACCTGCAACAAAAGCATAGGCTTCATCGATGAAAAGAACACCGCCTCGAGCCTCTTTGAACTTAGCTTTTAATGTTCTTTCCGCTTGCCCCACGTGAGGATGTGTCACATCTGCGTGGTGGATCTCGACAAATGGCGGTTCATCTTGACTCGTTTTTAGCATCCCGAGTGCTGCAAAAGCCTCTCCGATCAGTCGAGCAGCCGTTGTTTTTCCGGTCCCCGGATTACCTGTAAAAATCATATGATTTGATTGAGGCAATGCCTTTAAGCCGTGGCGTGTCCGCAGCTTTGAAATTTTGCTAAACTGTATCATTTGTTCAACCTGGTTTTTAATGGCGAACATTCCTGGCAGCGCCCCTAGCTTGTTCAGGGCCGCCTTTGCTCTGTCGTTCATTTGCATCAGTCCTTCATGTAATAATCCGTAGTGAAGCCGTCAGCCTTGAGTGGAAGCCCGGGTGCCCAGGGAATCGGCAGGCTCATGATCTCCAGCATCCAGCCGAGCTGGTCGGCGCTTCCCTCTGCTCCTACCTCGTCGTGTACGTGGAGGACAATCTCATAACCGGCAGCCACGAGCCGAGTCATAGCGACGGCAAGACAGTCTCGCGCAATAGCCTGGACGCAGTTCTCCGTCAGCTTCCCACCGTATGTGTTGAGCACGGTCCACTTCTTCTTTGTTTGATCCACACCCCAATAGTGTAGCGCTGGCTTGCCGAAGTCGTTTTCCTTGAGGAAAGGCTTTGCGTAGTAAAGCTTGCGCCTTGACGGAAGCGTGATTGTGAAGAAGTTCTGCTGCGTCCTATAATCGCTCTCCCGTGCAAAGATCAGTCCCTTCACACCTACTGGCTGACCTGACTGCATGACCTCCAGAGCTGCCGCCTCCATGCTGTACCACAGGTCCACAATTCGGCGATTGGCGTTCCGCCAACGCAGCACAATCTCGGGCAGTTCATCTTCGGTAAGCCCTTGCTCTAGCGCGCCCATGCTGATAAGCGCGCCTTTGCCCCCCTGGTAGCCGAGGGCCAGCTCCGCAACCTTCCCCCGTTGCCGCAAGTCACTGCCCTTCCCGATCTCCTCGATCGGTACACCAAACATTTGACTAGCGGACGCCTCGTATATTTTGCCGTGCGTATTGAAAACATCTAACCGCCACTTCTCACCGGCCAACCAAGCTATAACACGGGCCTCGATCGCTGAGAAATCAGCTACAAGCAGCGCCTTTCCTTCTGGTGCCACAAATGCCGTCCTAATTAGCTGCGAAAGCGCGTCGGGTATGTTTCCGAAGATCAGTTTCAGCGCCTCGACGTTCTGCGCCTTTACGAGCCGCCGAGCCAAGTCGAGCGGAAAGCCTTCCTTATTTTTCGGGAGGTTCTGAATCTGCACGAGCCTGCCCGCCCAGCGACCGGTCCGGTTCGCCCCGTAAAACTGGAGCAGTCCTCGCACCCGGTCGTCAGCGCAGGCGGCTATTTGCATCGCTGCGTACTTCTTGACACTGGTCTTGCTGAGCTCTTGTCGGATCTCTAGCACACGTTTGGCTTTACCTTCGTCTAGCTTGTCAACCAGCTTACTTACCGTACCTTTTTGCAGGTTTTCAACCTCTTCCCCCGTCTCCTCCTCCAGCCACTTGGTCAGCTGCTGAACGGACTTCGGATTGTCCAGACCGGTCAGCCTGATTGCCTCAGTTCTTAGCTCGTTACTCACTTGTTGATCGATGGCCAAGGCACCCTCTACCATCTGCAGATCGCAGGACAGACCGTGAGCGTTGATCCGCTGGTCAATATACCAGAGTTGCCACTCCTGTTCCGGTACTGGAAAAGCTGACAACCGGCTAAGGATCTCCATTTCCGCTACTACGTCGCCGATACAGTATTCTTTGAAGAGTCGCCATTTCTCAGGCTCATGGTGTGGAAGCGTCCGTGTACGGAAGCCGTTTGCCTTAGTGGGTTTCGTCGGGATGCAGAACGTCCGAATAAGTGCGCTGCCTGTTCCCAGCTTGCGTTTATCCTGTGGGATACCTAGCGCCTCCCCGACAGCTCCAAGCCCGGCCGGATAACCGTTATACAGCCCGTGCACCTGCGTACATTGCCATTGCTCTATCGGGGAGTGCAACACGCTATTAATGCAATACCACTCAAAAGCGGCATTGTAGGCATGTTTTATAACTTGCGGGTCGTACAACGCGTGAATGACTTCCATCGGCAACGACTCACCCTGTGCAAGGTCAACAATTTCCACCGGCCCCCCGTCCCAGGAGTACGCGAACAAGAGGATTTGAAAATCAGGGGACTGCACGTATTTGTACAGTCCCGCCTTCTTGATGTCGATGCTACTGAATGTTTCGATGTCAATATTGAGGTGCCTCATAACCTACAGCCCCATAATGCCGCCGTTCAAAGGCTTACCGGTGATCGGATCGATCTGAGCAGGCTGCTGCGGGTAGGCAGGGGCTTGTCCCGGCACTGGAGCATAACCCTGCAGAGGCTGTTGACCATACGCCTGTTGAGTTGGATACATTGAGGTCTGAACAGTCGGAGCATACCCTTGTTGAGTCATATAGCCTTGCTGCTGTTGGCCGTATGCAGGAGGATGCTGATGAGGTGCCCCGATACCCGGTTGCGGCATCGGTGCGCCGCCAAAGGCTTGCTCTGCACTAATGCGGCCGCCAAGAGGTTCCCCGTCCGCAAGTTTTTGTACCGGTCCAAGTCCCGCGCCAATACCGCGATTTCCGCTATTCGAAAATGGGAAGAAGTTGATATTTACTCGACCATACATGCCAGAATAGACCTGAGTTTGATCAATGATCGGATTCATGTTGGCATCAACGATAGCTTGTTGCTGCTTGCTGGAAGCCGTAAGTACCCAATGGCCTTTGCACTCGGGCCCAAACGGTTCTCCATTTTGCCGCACGCCGTCGCCATCCCAGAGTGGCGTTTTTGGCTGGGGCGGCCTCGCCCCGTTCCACACACCGGACACGCCTTTTTCAATCGCTGCAGCAATTGCAGCATGGATTCGTTGCATCGTGGCCACATCCGATTTCGGAATAAGGATGGTCGTGCTGTACTTTGGCTCTTGATTTGGTTGATTCGCGTAAGGTTGAAAAAGGTGTACATAGCTCAATCTCACTTGTCCTGTCGTTACAACTGTCGCTTCTTGATTCGCCATTTGTCGATTCACTCCCGATTTATAATTGCCGCTTGACCAGCGACCCGATGCCATTTGATCTACGTAATAATCCGATAACTCACCCATTACCAAACGCCTGCTCCGGAGTAACCTGACCGCTAATAGCTGCACGTCCGTCATCGACTGGTACGAGTGTCGGCGCACCTTGTCGCTTAATTACATGCCCTGGCCCCTCAAGCAGCTCACTGTATTGCTTTTTGCCCAGCACCTTTTCGATAGCTGCTGCGGTCAGCGGCTTACGTTCGTACAACAGAGCCTCGTCGATGCCGCTAGCCTGCAGATGCGCAAACGCCGCGTCGATGTCCGCGTACTGTCTGGATCCGCGCCCCTCCACTGCTTTCCATCCTGGTACTTCCCCACCCTTTAGAACTTCTGCAAGGGCTGCCTCCTTCAAGCTGTTGTACCAGGACACGATCCCCTCTGCTCTGCGAAGCACTTCGCCGACTTCATCCCAACCGATAAGCGGTGGCTTCATCGGTGCCAAGTCGCCTGCAGACATTAGATGATCCACTCGCGCCCTGCAGGTTTCCTTTGCTCGGCAGAAGCCGCAATGCTCGCCAACCGTATACTCACCTTCACCAGCGAACGCCTTGGCCGCGATCGGCTTAATTGCTTCACCCCAGGCGAGCAGATCTGCCGCGCTTATCGACCACTCAGATGGCCTGTCCCATACCTTCGGCTGCACAATCGCCAGATGAACCGTCTCGATTTCGTAAAGCATGGAGTATGCCTGCAACGCACCAAGAGCGTACAGCTTCATCTGCGGATTATCCTCTGCCGGAACAGGTACACCCTGGCCGTTTTTGTAGTCGATGACGTGCAGCTGCTTACCGCCGATGATGATGCAGTCAGACGTGCCAAAAGATTCAGGCACGTAAGCGTCCAGGTCTACCCGCTTTTCAATCGCCACATAAGGCGGCGAGCTGAAGGCATGCACGATGGACTGCACATACTCCAGATAGGCGTTGGTATGGGTGTCCATATCCGGTTCGTACAGGGGGTCCGCCTTAAATTTCTTCATTGCGGCGTTGAACTTACGTGGCCCCATCGGCTCTATGAAATACTTCCGCAGCTTGAGTTCAGCAATCTCGTGGGCCAATGTACCCTTCTTGGCAGCCTCGCTGGTCGTGTCTGGCAGCGACTCCTCAAGTCTTGCGCTCGGCGTGCATACCAGCCAGCGGTAAGCCCCGCTGGCCGAGAGGAGCGCGTGGGGACGCTCCACATGTGCCACAGTGGTCATATCTTCGCCCCCAACGCTCGCAACTGCGTAGCAACGACTCCGTAATGTTCTTTTGGAACAGCCGTCAGGGGCGGTCCTCCAAACTGCTGTAACATCTGCACGACTTCACCCTGGCGCCCTGCATCCACAAGCTGAGTCGCAGCTACCGCCAGCTGATCGATCGTATAAGATTGGGATGCGGTAGGCACCGTTCCAGGCGGCGGCGTTGGTGCAGCAGAAGGCGCTGCAGGTTGTCCTTGTGGAGTTGCTGAGGGTGCACTCTGCATTGGAGGTGCTACTGGCACGGCCGGAACAGCTTGCTGAGGCTGCTCAGGTAGATAAAATGACTGGGCGCCGGGAGCGACATTTTGCTGGTAAGGCTCTTGTGCTTGCGCGGGAGCACCTGCTGGAGCTACTGAAATAGCTGCAGAGGTAACAGGAACGTGCATAAAATGAGAAGCCAGACTGGTCAGCTCTTTAACTGTTTCTGCGGCGTTTTCGCCGTTGATCTGAATTTGTACGGACATAAGTACCTCCTTGTTTTTACGCCTCCAGGTATGTACAATGGAGGCAATCGAAATGGTTTGCCTGCGACTCAGCGTTGCCGCGCTGGGTCTTTTACTTTTCTTCCTTACAATCTTCGCAAGTTCTTGGATGCCCAGGTTCTTTGAAATCGTCCATATAAGCTCCACACACTTGACACAACAGGCCAGATAGGACCATGTCGGCTATTTCTCCCACACCCACACCTCCCTTCCTGTATTTGCGTGGTCGCCGACAGCCCAACCTCTCTGCCAGCCGTTACAGCTCCGATGGCTGCTCCCCGTTTTGGCCCCCGCGTATGTAGACCTGTCATCAGCGTACTGATCCGCTCTCGCGGTCATCAGGCAGGGACGGTCAACTCCCTACGACCGAGGGCTTGGAGCCCTGGTTTCGACTCATTTTGCATTTTTGTAGCAGGTACTGTTGCAGTAGATCTCGCCGTCCACCACCCATGCCTTTTGCCCTTCATGGATGCCTTTGCCGCAATCATTGCAATGGTCAATCGGCTCGTCCGATTCGTCTGGTACTGACATCTCTTTATAGGCTCCCATTCTGTACCGTCTCCTTGCTCTGCAACTTCCAAGCAGGTATAATCGGAAAAAGAACATTTGTCTTAACGTTCGCTTGATGGCCGTCCTGCCCGACGGCCATTTTGCTTTTTGCCTCCGCCATCTCCAACTGGATCTCATCGATCTGAGTTGCGATCCACCAATCCCAGGTGCCGTTCTCTTGGTGCTTGTCCTTCATCCTTGCGTAAATCAGACCCAGTTCCGCGATACGCTGCTCAGCAGCTTGAAAGTCGTATCTCATCGCTTTACATCCCTTCAAACTGTGAAATGATAGCATCGCGTTCATCGCGAAGCTGATTTATGCGAGCGGAGAGAACATTTTTGGCGTCCTCCGACATGTGCTCCGCGTGTTCGGCAAGTTCGCGAGCCAAACGCGTGTGCTCCCGGGTGATTCCCACTAACCGATTACCGTGTTCCGAGTTAACTGCAAGCCAGATAGCTCGTTTGCTATGTTCAGTCATTTCCCTTTCCCTCCCGATAATTCGAATTTTCCTGATCCCGAATCCACCGATCCAAACTAGTCGTGCTAAACAAATACCGGGGATTCTTCGATCCGTCAGCACCATATGTCCGATGCGGGATTCGTTTTTCACGGCACAATCGTCTAAGCGTATACTCTGACATGTGCAAATACTCGCATGCTTCTGAAAACGAGAGAGTGCGTTCCGCTTGAACTGACAGGCTTTCACGAAGGCGGCGTTCCATTGCTACGACTTCCTCGACGATAATAGAGCGAATTGCATTTTCCAATCCGGTCATGACGCCTCTTCCCTTTCAATCATTGGCAGGATGCCTTCCTGTTTCAGCAAATCATAGATAAAGAGCCGGCCTTTCTGAGTCCATTTCGTGCTCACCCGTGAGTTGTCAGCATCTATGACGTGTGTCGTTGTCTGGGTGTAGCCCTTATCCTGATATCTCGCATACAACAGCCAGATGTCTCCTTGCTTGAACTGAACACCAAGTTCGTTCAACTTCTTGTTGAGAGCCACCGCGCTCATTCCGTAATCCTTGGCTATCTTAGAAACAGAAAGTAGTGATTTATTTTGCAGAACTAAGTCATAGTAGGAAGCTTTGGGTTTAAGTTCGTTGTTCTGCTGGATAAGAACCATGTTCTCTGTGGTGAGAGCAGCCACTTTGCGCTCAAGAAATTCGTGCGCTCGTTTGATCACCATTTCGGGGCTGTTCCATTTACGTTCAAGATCGAGGAAATATTGCCGGGCTTGTCTACCCCTATCGTTACGCTGGATCATACAAATTTCTTTCGCCATTTCGATACGCATGTGATGGTCAATCATGTCATGCTCACGTCCATGTGATGTTACTCTTTTTTGATTAACTTCAATGAAGTCCGCATTAGCAGTGAAACCGTACTCGACCATACGGCCGAACCAAATAGAATATTGAGTTCCGACTTCCAAAAATTCGTGAAGATCACGACCGCTTACGAGCAGGCTCCCATTCTCATTGGAATGTGTTGGGAGTAAATCGTTCATTCCGCTACCTCGCTTTCCATGCCAAGCATCTTTACGATTAGTGGCTTTTGCTTTTTACCTTCACGTGTGCCTTTGAAAATTTCTGAGATGTATGTAACCGAAACTCCTAGCTCTCTTGCTACGTCTACCATTTTGATTTTCTTTTGAAGCATGATCTTTCTAGCCTCTGCTCCAAATTCAGTGTAATGAGTCACTTTAAACCGCCTCCTAAAGTTTGTAAAAAGCACAGCTTAATCGTTGACATACGGTCGTAAATGTACTACCATCATAAAGAAGGCATAACCAAATAAAAGTCGTTGGGGGACGATTTTTCAAAAGTGGGTGTGGTACCCTCTGGTTTTTTGTTGCCTTTTTTGCCATTGGTTAAGCTGTTGATCTAAGTATAGTCTCAAATTTCCTACTAGTCAATATTAAAATGCTAAATTTAATACTCCGATTATGAAGGAGGGTATTTCTATGTCTTTAGTTGGGCGTATCCAGGATTTATGCAGTAGTAAAAACACTACTTTAATAGGGTTAGAAAGGGAGATTGAGCTTGGTAGAGGAACTATCCGCAACTGGGATAAAAACTCCCCTTCTGTTGATAAGGTGCAGAAGGTAGCTGAATTTTTTGGGGTCTCCACCGACTTCTTACTTTACGGCTTTGATAAAAGTGAGTTCACTTCACTTGTTAATCTGGTTAAATACAGAAGATCGACAAAGGAATTTGCCCTAGATACTGGTTTGGATGAATTTTATCTAAATAGGCTTTGTTCTGGTATCGAGTATAAGCAGCCTTCTGTTGACACCGTTTTGAAGATTGCAATTCATAATGATAACGAATGGTTAGTTGATGCTAAATCACTTTTTAAAGCGGCGGGACACGATCTAGACGAATTGAGCGGAGACTTATTAGATAATATCCCTTTGGAACTACTACACCATTACCAAAAGCAGGGTATGTCTGAAAGTGAAATGGTGATAGCTTATGCAAAATTCAAAGAAGCTGAGGCTAAAGATGCAATGGCAGAACCAAGCTATGAAGAAAGTATAAAAAATGATATCCAAACCATCGCTGCGCACCATGATGGCGAAGATTGGACAGAAGAAGAACTTGCAGAGATCGAGCGCTTTAAAGAGTTTGTAAAAATGAAGAGAAAATTACAGGAGTGACAGAATGACCTACGAGGATCTACAAAAGGAGGCTGTGCATCAGGGAATTGACATCTATGAAATGCCTTTAAAACCAAGAATTAAAGGTCTATACTGTGATAACATAATTGCAATTAATAAACTAATTCCTACAATCATTGAGAAAGCCTGTGTTCTTGCAGAAGAGTTGGGGCACCATCACAAAACTTCTGGAAATATTCTAGATCAATCTAAAATTGAAAATCGTCAACAAGAGAATCGGGCCAGAAGCTGGGCTTATGAAAAACTCGTTCCGCTCAAATTGATTGTACAAGCCCATAAACAAGGTATTAAAAACCGATTCGAATTAGCTGATTTTCTCGGAGTAACAGAAGATTTCCTAGACGCTGCAATCAATAGATACATTGAAAAATACGGTCTTCTCGCACCAGTAGGCAATTATACCGTCATCTTTGAGCCATTGGGTGTACTTGAATTATTTGAATAACTTTGCGCTTACCAGCCGCAAGGCTGTTTCTCATACATTTATAACCAAACATACGTTCCAGAGAAAGGAGAAAATGATATGGCATCCATTGAAAAACGCGGCACCAATTCTTGGCGTCTGGTGGTTGAAGCCGGGTATGATGCCCAAGGGAAACGGATCAAGCGGTACAAGACGATCCGGGTCGAGGACGATGCTCTACTTCGGACCACAAAGAAACTAAGGGACTACCTCAATGACGAGCTGCACAAATTCAAAATCGAAGTAGAAGCTGGCGAATATATCGCCCCTGATAAAATGACATTCGGGGTGTTTGTAGAGGAATGGCGAAAGAAGCATGGGGAAAGACACCTGTCTCCTACGGTCCTGGACACGTACAATAGCCATCTAAAGAATCATATCCTCCCTGTTTTCAGTCATCTTCGGATCGATCAAATCAAGACCATACAAATTGTAAACTTTTTCGATCAGCTAAAAGGGAAACGGTCTGAGAATTTGTCCGGCACCTCGCGGCGATACGTTTACCGGGTACTCAACGACATCTTTGAACGAGCTGTCGAATGGAAGCTCATTAAGTCCACCCCAATTGAAGGTGTTAAAAAACCGGAAATCGATACAAAGGAAAAAGAGATTTTCGTGGAAGACGAGCTGGTCCTCATGTTTCAAAAACTGTCAGACGAGCCCTTGAAATGGCGAACCTTCATTGAGTTGGCCGTGACTACAGGGATGAGGCGCGGAGAACTGCTGGCGATCGATATTAACAAACACCTGCGTTGGGAGAAGATAGACGGGGAGGATACTTTGTTTATCGATGTACGGGAATCCGTAGCGAAAGCATCTGGTCAGGTGATCATCAAGGACTTAAAAACAAAGAAGTCCCGGCGTTCCATCGCGGTTACCCCAGAGGTCGTCCCTCTGATCCAGAAGCTAGCGATAGATGTAAGGAAAAGCAAACTTGTTCTTGGAGAGAAGTGGCAAGGAGAGGACAGGATGCTCTTATTTGGACAAGACAACGGGCTACCAACCTATCCAGATACCCCCCTCTCCTGGTTTAGCAAATTCCTCAAGAGGCATAGTCTCGACCACAAAAATGTGACTCTACACGGCTTGCGCCATACTTATGCGACGTACTTATTATTTAAAGGGTACTCGTTGAAAGAGATCCAGGAGCTCCTAGGTCACTCCAATATTCGTATCACTGGAGAATTGTATACCCACTTCCTCGCAGAAATGAACAAACGAGCTGCAGTGGCGTTTAGTGGGTTAAAAAAAGGTGTAAAATAATTCGTCCCCAATTCGTCCCCAAGAGGCCAAAATAAAAAAACTCCGGCCATGTATCATTCCAGAGATAAAAGAAAAAACCCTTGTGGGTCAAGGGTTTTCAAGTTTCCTTTATGGTGGAGCATAGCGGGATCGAACCGCTGACCTCTACACTGCCAGTGTAGCGCTCTCCCAGCTGAGCTAATGCCCCATGGACAAGAATTATCTTAGCATGGACAAATTTCAATGTCAACAAAAAATACATACCATTTTTCCGCAACATCCGACATTTTCCCTTTTGTCTATAATTGCTCCATCAACATAGACAAAAATCACGTCAGAGACCGCAATCCATGAGAAACCTCTCTTCTCCCCTCATGATATGCTTGCATCATCAATCCTGCTCCTGAAAGGAGAATCATTATGCCCAAAATGCCTAAGGACCTGTGGATCAACCTCCCCGTCAAGGACATCCGCAAATCCAAAGC